CTATCTTTTACATCCTCTATACTTTGCCATGATGAATCTGATGTGATATCAATCCAATATACATGAACAAATTTGTATGGTATTTTTTTGATTGCTCTACTCATAATACATAACCTCTGGTGTTCATACCGACCCTATGATGAGGTCGAGAGAGAGTGGGTCAGTATGAACGGGAACTTATAATCTATCCTCATCTTTGAAGCTATTATGACAGGTCTAACAAGACTTGTCAAGAACTTTATACGCCAGATGCACTACCTGGTGCTTGTGGGTATTTTGGTGCTTCTTCCACCATGAAATTTTCATCCCATTTAAATGCCTCTCTTACTACATCTTTCGATAAACCTTTATATACTTGATGTAATCTTTTATCTTTTGCAGCACACAATAATTCTGCTTCACTTTCATGAAGACCTTCACACATTTGAATAAACATGTTTTCTTTCTGTGCCTGTGATGTTTCATTGTCTGCACCTTTTACAAAATGCCATAATTTTCTTGCTTCACTTTGAAGAACAGTATGTTCTGTTCCCATAGGAGCATCATTTTTTGTATATGGTACTTCACCTGTTGGTATGACCCATTCAATTTTAGGGTCAAAAGATGCTTTTAACAACATTCTTAATGAACTGTTATCATTAATAACTAGTATTGCTATTTTCTCTGATTTTGTTTTTGCCTTGTGTACTTTATCAAGCACTTCTGAAAACAATAATGTTACGCCGTTTGCCATTTTAAAATTCTCCAATTTGTTCAGTTAGACTTTTCAGTCTTCTATCTATAAAATAATCTAATAGTTTACTTCTGTCGCCACAAGTAGCACTCTTAAAATCATCTAAGATTTCATCCTCTAATTTTTCTGGTATATTATCCAAATTAATTAGTTTGTCATTCCGTTGATAATTTCTTTTCACTTCATCATTTAAATCATCAATGTCTTGAGCCAATATACTTTTCATCTTTTTAGATGTTAAAGGTCTTTGCCTTAAATCATCTGTAAAAGTATGGTCAGGTGATAATACATTTGGAATACCATCTGATTTATCGCCTTTTAGTATATGTTCTTTTATATAGACAACTGCGTCAACACCATTTACATGTTTTTTAGTAATTGGACTGTATTGTCTTACATTCTCATACTTTTGTAATTGTATAAAGTCTTTATCACCCGATACAATCATGATTTTCTCACTTTGATAATGTTTACATAATATTGCAATTACATCATCTGCTTCTGCCCCATAAGTTTCTACAACTTTATAAGGAAGAAATTCTTTTATTTCATCTTTAATCTGATTCAGAACTTCAAAGATACTATTCCAATCTTTGCCATCTGCCTCTCTACTTTTTCTACGACTATGTTTATATTGTGGAAATACTTCTCTACGCCAATATGCTCTTGAATCGTAAGTAAGAACTATTTCACCATAGTCTTGATTAAACATTGTTCTATACATTCGTACAGAATTTAATATCATATGTCTGACCATTTCTTCATCTAACTCACCTTTATTCATGTGCAAGTGCATCATTAAAGATGCTAAAGAGATTTGATTCATGTCAACTAATATCATATTAAATTCCGTTTAGAAAGGGTGACCCGAAAGTCACCCCACTAATTCTTAAATAATTAAGAAGCGAATTGTACGCCGTTACCATAAAGTGCTTTGATTCCAGCAGCGATAATAGTTTTATCTGCAGCTCCATTCATCAATACTGCACCTACACCAGCATTAATAATTGCTTGTGTTGGTTCACCCATACGATATGATGTTCCACTAGAAGTTTTGTTAGTGTAAATCATATAACCTTGACTTCTTAATTTATCCACCATTGCTTGTGGTGAAGTTAGGTCAAATGTGTTTCTTAATTGTGTCCATGTAATTACATCCCCTCTTTCGAACGCATTAATTACTCTTTGTGTTTTTGATAGTTTCTTTCTACCCATGTTATAATCTCCTATGATTATTGTTGTTTGTGACTAAGTTAGAGCCTCGTATAGTCATATCGGCTATTACATTATTGTAATTCTTTTTAAAGTGTTTTTGTTGTATAAACATATCCTAAAATTCTTCTTTTTCTTTTCTGTGAATATTGTTCTCTTAACTTTCTATACATTTCATCATAGTCTTCTTGCCATTGAAACCTTTCAATTTCTTCTGATGTCATTGGGTTTGAATATGGTTCTCTTTCACTCATCATTTTTTTCCTCATCATCATCTTTACCATGAATTTTTTCTGTTCTCATATTATGTAAAGAACTTTTACTCTCATCATCTTTCCATTCTGATATTTTATCTGGGTCTGTTTCTAAATCTAAGTCTGATTCAAATGCTATCTCTGTGCCTTCTTCTTTTATTTCTTCAGCCATCTCAACTAATTCTGCCAATAGTGCAGCATCAAATCTTGAATAATATACATCTGTTGATGAATCAGATTTATTATCTGGTGTCATTATATTATCAAGTAATCCTTGTACAATATGTGGTAATTTTTCTTGTCTTGATAAAATACCTTTGACTGTTTCTGATAAAAATCCAATGTCTAAAATAAACTTTTCATCTGAAATGTCATAACTATATTCACTTATAGTATGAATTAATTGTACCATAATTTTTTCAGTTATGACTTCAATTTTATCAAGTTTTTCTTGATAGTTTTTGTGAGTATTATTTTTATCTAATGCTTTATTATATTTTTCTTTAATCCACTCACCATTATTTTCTACAGGGGTTTCACCCCAAGGGCCAACTACTACATTTGTTTTATCATCTTTTTTATCTGTCATGATATAATCTTTTTCTCAACTGGTACAACTGCACCTATATAATTTAAATAGTTATCTCTTATATCTTTTTTAGGTTCATTGACTGTTATTATATTTTCTTCTTTAATATCAAATTCATCATTTTCTGCAAATGGTATAAAAGGTGAAAAGTATAATTTACTCTCTTGACCTGAACTCTGGTTTTGAGCCATTGGTATGAGCACAAAAGGTTTTTTGATTGTAGTAACTGTTTTATCATTGTCTGAATATTCTTGATTAGTTACTTCTGCTACAATATCTTCGCCTGTAGTGAGGCGTAATAATTTTACATCTGTCATTTTTATTTTCCTGCTTTTTTTCTATAACTTTTATTGTAATTGTGTACCCCAGGTGTTTCTCTGAGTTTCCTTAACCATCTTTGTTTACCAGCAGACTTAGCCAATCTTCTCTTTTCACTTTTCTTAGTGTAAAATTGTCTTTCGTTTGCCTCATTCAAAACTCCAGCTTTAAGAATTTTCTTTTTAAATATTCTTAGTGCTTTAGTGATATCATCACCATGAACTACAACACCTAAACCACTTGCCTTTTCTTCTTTTGGTTTTTTCTTAAATGGTTTTCGTTGTTCATAATTATGAACTGAAAATTTTTGTCTAGGTTTACCTGAACTTCCTTTCATTAAAACTCCTGTTTGTATATTTGGTCAGTCATTTGATAGACAACTGCCAAGGCATCATATTTATTTTCAAAACCTAAGATACCTAATGTTTCTAAATTTTTATCTAAAATATCTAATGCATCATCTTCTGAAATGTCACCACCAATTAATTTATCGGCAGTCACATTTAGAATATTTTCAGCATCATCCATTAACATTCCTTTTACAGCACCCATAATTAAGCAACCTCCAACATTGACATTGGTACAGAATATCTACGACCCTGTATATCAACGGTACATCTTTTTTGTTTAATTTTGATAAGTGTACCCAACTCTTTTTTAGTCTTTTGAACTACATACACTTGCTGACCTTCTTGTAATGATGATTTTGCATTCATCACTTGTACATCACGAATAAAATCTATCAGACTATTCAACTCTGATAAATCCATACTCATTATCTCTTTTCTTATACTCTCTTTCATAATTTACCTCTTTTTATTAATTTACATGACCATCTTAACATATCCATACAAGGAATGTCAAGGGTTATTTTAGGAATCGGGGTTGATTCCAAAATTCTCGGATATGAGAATGATTCTCATCTAGATATATCATATTAATCCATACATTAGGGAATTGTCCTCTCTCATCCATACATTGTATATGATACTCAATCTCATCTTTTATTTTTTCTATGTCTATACTCATATTTCCTCTCTCTTAATAATCTATACATTTTATTAAATCATTTCTTATTTCGGTAGTGAATTTCACTCCTAGATTTCTCAATCTCATTTCTTCTTTTTCGTTATCTTCTGGTGTAGAAGGTATATATTCTACTTCTCCGTCTTCGTAAGTAGTCACATATAAGTTTTCATTTGGTCTTAAATTTATATTTAATTCACACATATTTTTCTCTCTCTTTTTATGATTATGTAGCTATTATGACAGGTGGAACAAGTATTGTCAAGGGTGAATTTGCCCTTATTTTTGAGGGGTGTAAATGAGAATCATTCTCATTTAGAGTATATTAGTGTTTCCTTATATGAGAATCATTCTCATTTAGGTTTGTAGATAGTAATTAATTCTTCTTTTCCTTTGACTTTGATTTTATCAACTTCTACTGATTTGATAGTTTTGAGTTTTTCCATAGTATAGGAAGAATAAAGGGTAGATACAATACCACCATTTTCTTCTTTATAATTTCTTGTTGCTGCCTCTAATCTTGCAGCCAGGTTTACCGCATCTCCAATAACTGAATAATCAAATCTTGTATCACTACCCATATTACCAACTATACATGTTCCTGTGTTGACACCAGAACCTATGTTGATGTCTGGTAGTCCTCTTTCTTTAAAATCTTGTTTTAGTCTTTCTGTTTCTTCTGCACATTCGATAGCAGTCTTAACCGCCATCTCTGCATGGTCTTCACAATCAAGTGGTGCATTCCAAAATGCCATAATACAGTCACCCATGTACTTATCAACTGTTCCACCATTCTCTAAAACAATCTTAGTCATACGATTTAGATAGTCATTGATAACTTCAACTAATCCCTCTGGGTCATCTTTGTTTTTATAGTATTCTGATATTGGTGTAAATCCTACAATATCCATAAACAGAAAACTCATCTCTTTTCTATCACCACCTAGTTTTAATTTACTTGGGTCTTTCTGTAACTCTGCAACTTGTCTTGGGTCTAGATAAGTTTCAAATTGTTTTCTTATTTGTTGTTTTAATCTAAACTCTAAAATGAATCTGTTAAAGATACTATGCATACCAACTATGGTAATTACAATAATTATCCAACTGACATCTGATAATATTAAATGTTGATTAAACAGATAGTAAGAACCATAAACATTTATGCCATAAAGTGATAACAAACTTAAACCAACAAACCAATAAGGTGTGAATCTTGCAATCAGTATAACTAAAATACCTAATATAAAAGATAAAACTAATTCTAAAAATGAACTTACATCATAACGATTAATTTGTTTACCATCTATCATAGTTTGTAATGTGGATGCCGATAACATATAATCATATTGTTCACCGACTGGTGTTCCTATGATACCACCAAGACCCTCAGCAGTCATTCCTATAATTACAGTACGACCTTCAAACTTTGAAAAGTTATTTTCTGAAGCTGATATAGTTTCAAACTGTTTGTTCCAATGTAACCAGATTCTAGCATTTGGGTCTGTATTAATAATAGGAAAACCTGGTACTCTTATTGCTTGAACTCCGCCTTCACCTGCCTTGACTTGATAACTTGGATTACCTGTTGCAACTCTAATGACTTCTACTGCCATGGTAGGATAAGTGTCTTCACCTATTCTCATTATCAATGGTATTCTTCTTACAACACCATCTATTTCTGGTGCAGTATTAATTACACCAACACCATTTGCATTTTGACCTAGCATCGGGATTGGGCCTAACATACCATCCCATTCAAAAAGATATGGTAATGGATTTCCTATTTTTGCAACTCCTCTTGGAACAGAGTTTTTATTGATTTGAGATGTACCAACTTGTGCAATGACAACTCCATTGTCTATCAATGTTTGTGATAGTACATCATCACCACCTAATCTATCTTCTTCTGAAAATAGTATAGGTATCATAATTACACCAGCACCTGATTGTCTTAAATTAGATATAACTTCTGCAATTACATCTCTTGACCACGGCCATTGTCCGTACTTTTCAATTGCCTTTTCATCAATCGTGACAATACCAATGTCTTTTGATAATTCTTTTTCTTCTTGTTGTATGAGAATGTCAAATGATTTTAATTTTAATATTTCTTTGACATAAGGTTCTTGTAAACCTATGTATGTAAGAACGACTAAAGTTACAAATGCGAATGTCCAATGTGTTATAAATTTTTTCATTGATTAACTGTCATTGAACAAGATGAATGACCACACCAAAAACTACCTGAATAACTTTTGTTATTACCATTTTGGTTAATAGTCATTGAAGAACCATTACTAGTCCTACCATCAACATCTATATCAATAACATTATTATCACCTATCTGGTCTAAATCAATATTAAAACCATTCATACTTTGTATATCAAAATCAACATCATTATCTTCACCATCTTGTAGCACATTAAAAGTACCACCCTCTGATGTAATAACTGTGACAGTTACATCATTTGCATATACTGAAAAACTTAATAGTAGTAATAATATACTACTGAGCTTGATTAATTGTAATTGCATTTTCTACTCCCCCTAATTCGTAATCAATAATTTCATAATCACCTTGTGTTATATTTAGTACATAACCATATTCTTTATTAAGTCTTAACTCAATATAATTACCAGCAGCATCCTCTCTACTCCAAACCCAATCGGGGTCTTCATCTAGTAAAGTAATACCTGTTTCTG